TGAAACGTGTTGCAGTATATAGTATAAGAGCGTCTTACTCTAACGAGTGAGGCGTTTTTTTATGGTCTGTTATAAGTTGAGTGTAGACCGAGAAACCAAACAAACCAAAGGAGACAAAATGAAACTAACATTAAATAACGTTGAAGATGTATACAAGAGCAAGAAGTGTAGCATCGGGACAATGGAGCTAAAAGGGTATGAACTCATTGACGATTTATTCGTGGACAAGTCCGGAATGGGTGCAGACAATGAGCCGGCTTTAACAACCGACCAGTTTATTAAGCAAGTGGAAAAAGCTATTGTGTTAAATGGCACAATATATAGCACGATAACCAATGAGGGACAATTTCAGTTATACATAGGACTATTTAAGAAGTCCGGCAAGTATAAGTTACGCAAGTTAGAGAATAACACATATGAGTATAATGATAACGAGGGCTTGAAAGTACGATTGCATGATACAGATATTCTGTCTTTTGTAGGAGACAACGTCACGCTATCAACCGGTGGTTATTACACAAACACCACGAAAGCACGAATGAATAAGTATTTACCAATGGGCTTTAGTATATATCAAAAAGACTTTGAATGGTATATAAAGGCTTATGATAAGACAATAGACTTCAAGGATAACATAACGCTTGACATCAACACCGGCCTTGTTATAGGTTGAGTGTAGACCGGTAACCAAACAACGAAAGGAACCCAATGCAACACCACGAAATCGTAGCAACGTTTGAGAGGGTATTTAAAGGCCAACCTAACTTCATGACGCCGGAAGTTATAGGTTATGGACAACGTGGAGACTTTATATTTGAATGTAGCGAGGGCAGAGGTATAGAGCAAGAGCGTATATTTGGTTTAACTATATTAGACCTTGAGGGTACAAATTACCCTGAATATTCCGGAATGTATAATACAAGAGCCGGCGTGAATAATGCAGTCGCAGACCTTAGCAATAAAGATATACTCCCTATCACATAACGCCCACCGGAAGACCAACCAAACAAGAGGCCTTTACTCCCATGAGTGAGGGCTTTTTCTTTGTGTGTTATAAGTTGAGTGTAAAACAATAACCGGTGAAAGCCACAAATAAAGGGGTATATTATGGGCAAGTTAAAAATGTTAGTATGGTCAGAGTGGAAGACAGAAGCGATAGCGTCATGTCCTTATAGGATAATATTGCATAAGAAGGGCAAAGAGTTTGTTACTCATATCCAATGTGATAGCACAGACGGAATATACGAGGTTTCCGGTAACTACTTCCAAACGTTAGAAGACGCCGAAAAAGACTTTGAAACGCGTTGCAGTAGCTATGGGATTGAATGCCCAATAACTACATAAACCCACCGGACAACCAATCAAACAAGGCCTTTATTCTAACGAATGAGGGCTTTTTCTATGGGTAAACCCTTACCTAATCAATAAACGTGGCTTAAACAGGCCTTTAAACGTACCATTTCCGGTGTTTAAACGTAACCAATACACTAACAAGAACAACCTACCAATCAGCCGGCGTATTTAATGGATCCATAACAGACATAGAGACATAACAGACAACCATACAACCACCGGAAACCACCTGCTACACCTATGCACACATACACCCACAGCTAAAACCCCCATTAAATAGACCAGTCCACACACAAACCGGTGAGCATATGCCCACCAATACAATGCCAACAGATAGGGGGGGTACCCTATAAAGACACCCACCCCCCTTATTATTGCATGCGGCATATATCCCAAAGCCAAATCCAATGGCTGCAACGCGTTTCAGTGCCATTCCCTGTGTGGGGATGCTGAATTATTAAAGGATTGGGGTGTTTTCTTTAGTAAAGGGGTATTTAATTAAAGGCGGATAATCTCAATAGTTAGTTATGTGATTTTGCAGTTTGAACCTAGATGTTTCGATTTTGCACGCGGTGGGTAATAATGATTCCTAACAATGTTTAGGTGGCATATGCTCATTAGTTGTACTGCAGCTATTGACAAAGTACCATTTATAGTGTATATTGTTTATTATAAGGAGGTTCACATATGACAAAGGAAGAGAAGAAGAAGTTAAAGGCGCATAAGGCTAGGTGTCAGATATGTAAAAGCATACATAGGGAAGACATAGAGATGGATTATTTACATTGTATCCCTTGGTCACAGATAAAGTCTAGATACGATGTTAATACAAACAATAGTATAATGAAGCATGCGGAAGCATTAGGGTTAGATAAGAAACGTGATAGGAAGCAGTTCTATTGGAATCTTATAGACCATGTTGATTTAAAGGGCGTTAAAGTGTCTGATGCTATTGAGAGTGCAAAGCAGTTAGATAGGATAGAGAGGGTTATAGTGGATAATCCTGTACCTTCAAATATACAAGTTGTGTATTCGTTTACAGAGCTTACCAAGAAGAAAGAGGAGAAGGTTGAAGAGCCTGTTGATAGGTTAAAGCTTGAAGAACCAGTATTGGAAGATATTAAATTAGACCGTAAATAAGGAGGATTCATGAAGAAGAAGGTTCCATGGAATAAGAAAACGAATAAGGTTGCTAGAAGCAAATCTGCTGGTGAGGCAAGAGCAGCTGAGAGAAAGAAGAAGGAAGCGAAGAAGAATAAGGAAAAACAGTTTATGTCTAAGGTAGTTGGTGGTGATAGAGCATTCAAAAGAAAGAAAAAAGAGTGGAAAAGGGTCTTAGCACAGAGTGAGGATAAAGAAAGAGCAATAAGAAAAACGAGGTTACATGGTGGATAGTAGTGTCTTAGAAGTTAAGATTGATTATGAACCCTTGCCAACACAATTACGGTTCCACCTCTCTGAGAAAAAATTTCGGCTCTATAGGGGAGGATTAGGTTCAGGTAAAACGTTAGCAGGGTGTCACGAGGCTTTAAAGCAGTCATTAGAGCATCCTAACAATTTTGGTGTTATCACTAGAGCAACGTACCAACAGCTTGAAGATAGTACAATGAGAACGTTCTTTGAAAATGTATGTCCGCCTGAGCTTATTCAGAAGTTCAATAAACAGAGTAAACATTTATATTTGTTTAATGGTTCCGAAATAATCTTCAGGTCACTTGACGCTCCAGAGAAATTCAAATCAGATGAGTTTGGGTGGTTTTACATTGATGAAGCATCTGAGGCTAAGGAAGATGCGTTCAAGTTTCTTATGGGTCGTATTAGGCGCCCTGATATAGGTAGGTTATGTGGGTTCATGTCAACTAACCCAGTGAATGTTACGCATTGGATATACAAATGGTTTGTAGCGCAGAAGAAAGAAGATTTTGAGGAGTTTCATGCGGCAACGTATGAGAACAAGAAACATTTACCTGAGAATTATGTAGAGAGTTTGGAACAAAACTATCCTATGAGTTGGGTAAAGAAGTATTTGAATGGTGACTGGGGGTTCACAGAAGGTGGGCAACCATGTTTTACTAATTTTAGAGAAGATTTGCATGTTAAGAGTCTTAGGTACGTTAGTGAGCGACCTATCTATGTAGGTATGGACTTTGGATTTAGAAGGCCAGCAGCCATATTTACACAGATTGATGATAAAGACAGGTGGATTATATTAAAAGAGTATATGCCTGAGAACATAACTGTACATGATTTCGCTAGACGTATCATAGAATTGCAGAATAAAGAGTTTCCGTTGTGTAAAGAGTTCATATATTACGGAGACCCAGCAGGCAGACAGATAAATGATAAGAGTGAGCGTACATCAGTTGAGATATGTAGAGACCATGGTATAAACGTTTATTCAAGGAAGAGTTCTCCTGTAGCAAGAGTGGAGATATTCCAAAAAAAGTTACAAACATTTCATGGAGACACACCTTCTTTGTTAATAGATGATAGGTGTACATTTTTCATTGATGCCTTAGCTGGTGGTTACAGGTATCAAGACAGGGCTGACAAGGAAGTTATTGATAAAGATGGGTTGTATGACCATATAATAGATGCAGCAGGGTATTTAGCAGTTGGTTTGTTTTCACAGGCTAATGCAAAGACGCTTAGGAATGATGGTTCGCCAAGGAAATTGGCTAATTGGGCAGGAAAGAGGTAATGGTAATGGTAAGAGCTAATGCTCCAAGTTTATTAGGTGCGAAGAAAAGGAAACGTAAACGAACTAAAAAGAAAAGTAAGGCGGTCAAGAAATTGACTAACTTATATTTCGGTAAAGGATAATTATGCCAGAACAAGATTTATTAGATGCGTTAAAACCTGAAACGCCTGAAGTAGATACGCTAAACGACCCTAAAGTTATAACCCTTTCAGGGGAAAAAGAAACTGCGCTTGTAGATGCAGTAATAAAACATTATGAAAAGGCTAAAACAGCCACCGCTTTTGTAAAAATGATTAAAAACCTAGAAGATTGGCACAAAGCCTATCTTGGTACGGTAGAGAATACGAGCTTTCCTTGGGAAAATTCTTCTAATATAGACTTAGGCGTTGTTGAGATGGTAGTTGACAACATTAAGAGTAGATACAAACTATCTACAATCGGTGCTGCACCTATGTTTAATGCTATTCCTACTACAGAAATAGGGGAAGATAAGAAGGATGAAGTTACTGATGGCATGAATATGGTTCTCGCTGAAGATATTAGGATGGATGATGTTATTGATACTATAGCACAGCAAACTGTTGAGTATGGTACCTGTATAGGTAAACTTTTCTGGCAGAGAGACATATTAGAAACTAAAGAATACGGTAAAATCAATGACGTAGTGTTCCCACAAGACAAGAGCGAAATTAAAGAGAAAGCTGAAATAGAAATTATAAATCTTGAAGACGTCTTTGTACCTGAGAACTGTCCTGAGAACATAGACAAGTCACCTTGGGTGTTTCACAGGGTTTGGTATTCAGTATATGACCTTGAGAAGAAGGTTAAGCTTGGGTTCTTTAGTAAGGCACAGGTAGAAGAAATCAAAGCTGGGCTTATTACACAGAAAGAAGCAACAGCAAAGACAGCCGAAGAGAAGGCCAAGTTATATAATGAGCTACCAGAAGAAAAGGTAGAGATATTAGAGTGTTATATGCGTAATGACGCAGATAATGATGGACTTGAAGAGGAGTGTATCTTTTGGATATGCCCTACAACCAATACATACTTAAAGGGTTTTTACTTGAAAGACATATATTTCTCAGGTAAACGCCCTTTTTATATTTGGAGATACAAAAAAACAGGGTCGTTCTATGGTCGGGGTGTGGTAGAGATGGTTTCGCCTTACAGAACCTTAATGAACGACCTTTTTAATTATTCGGTAAACTGTATGATGTTACAGGTATTACCTTGGGGTTTCTATAGGATAGGTTCTTCATTTAAACCAGAGGAAGTCAAGCTTTCTCCTGGCGTGATGATACCTATAGATGATATTAATGATGTAAAAATGGCGCAGTTTCCTTCTAACGCACATGTAATGGATAATGTCGTGATGATGATAATGTCTTTTGTTGAGAGACAAACTGGTATATCAGCACCACAGATGGGTAAAGACTTTAGCTCCCAGAAAACTGCAACAGAAGTGCGTACAGTTATATCTGAGGGTAATGTCAAGCATGAAGACAGAATACAAGTGTTTCAGAGCGAGGTCGCAAGGCTCTTGAAGGGTGTGTATAATATATACAGACAAAATCAAGGAAAAGGTCGTCAAGGAAGGATTAATGATGGAGAAGATTATAAATTCGTTAAGTTGTTCTCCGCGTTTGACCAGCTCGCTGACTATGACTTTATCATACTCGGTACCCTCACCACAGGGAACAAAGTTATTGAGCGAGAAGATACAATGGCACTCTACTCAATCACCGCACAAAATCCAATCTTCGCTGAATGGCCACTCGGACAGTTTGAAATGCTCAAAGAAGTCTTTAATACGTTTGGTAAACGCAATATTAAGCGCTTCCTACCCCCAGACGAGCTTATAAAGCAATATTCAGATGCTAAGTTGCAGAACCTACAAGGACAAATGCAGACATTAGCGGCAGGTGGACAACCTGGACAACAAGAACCACAAAAAGAGACAGCAGCAGAAGGTGAAATATCCCCTGAAGCAGGTATGCCACCAGTTCCTAACGCTGGAGGCGGTCAATGATAAACGATTATTTGATGTCAGAGTTAAAACCTATTATAACTGACCCAGGTTGGGAGATAATAGTGAAACGCGTTGCAGTATTACTGGACAATGCTGACAGAGATGTGCATGCAGCTAAGACTTTTGAAGAGTTTAATAGAGCGAAAGGAGCTTATGATGCAATAAATATAATTTTTAGATTGGTAGAAGAGCCAAATCTATTTGCTGAAGACGGAATTGTAAAGATGTCTCAGAATAAACAGGCGTAATGGGGTTCGCCTTCCCAAACTAACACAAGGAGTGTAAAATGGAAGAAGAAGTAAAAGTACCTGTAGAAGAAAAAAAGCAGGAAAAGCCACTTGAGAATGAGTTGGCAGAATGGAAGCGTAAAGCTGAGGAAGCAGAACGTAAAAGTGAAATGGGAAGAAGAGAGAATGATATGCTACGAGAACAGAGACTAAGGGAAATGGCAGTAACGCCAGCGCCTGTAGTTACTGTGCCTGAAGAAAGTGATGAAGATATGGATAGATTATTTAATGAATCGCCTTCTAAAGCTGTACAAAAGCTTATAAACAAGAGAGCGAATGAGTTTAATACTACTATTCAACAAACAGCACGAAAGATTTATGCACAAGAAGCTAAGAAGGCAGAAGCGATAGCGAAGTTCCCAGACCTTAGAAAGCCTGATAGCGAGTTTTTTAAAAAGGTTTCGTATTATATGGATACGAACCCTGGTAAATATAACGAGCCAGAAGGATTGTTTGATGCGTGTACTAGGATTTCCTATGAAATGGGAATAGCACCTAAGAACGTTGAGACAGATAAGGCTAATGAAGCTGTTCGTAAAGGTGTTTCTTCTACAGCCGCACAGGTAGCAAGTTCAGGAACAGCACCAGCGAGTGATGCAACAGAATTAGATGCTAAAGGCATAATGTTGGCAAAGAAACTTGGGATAGACCCAAAGGATATGGCTGAGCGTCTCGGCAATATGACAGAAGGTAAGGGCGAGTATGCTCCTACTCCAGGTAAAACAGGTAAAGCAACATTTATAAAATAGGAGGAATATTATGACAGAAGTAGCAAAAAAGTCAGCTAAAAGAACAAAAGGCGACTTAATTAAAAACGTACAAGATATGACAAGACCGAGTAAATTAAAGATACCCCATAAGAATCCAACCTTAAACTATAGGTGGATTAATAAAGCTGAAGAGAATATAGATTATATGGAAGCTAAGGGGTATAGAGTAGCCAATGCTGAGGAAGTAAGGCATGCTCAATTAAAACCAGGCGTAGATGGAACATGTTGTAGAGGAGATTTAATTTTAGCAGTAGAGCCTATGGTTCATCATTCTGCACATAAAAATGCAGAAGCTGAGTTAAAGAAACGACAGAGTAAAGCTAAGCGTCAGGGAGTTAACCAGAGAACCAGAGCCGGTGGTTTTGGTTTTGAAGAGACGATTAAACAAAGTTAGTTAAAAAAGGAGATATAATATGGGAGCAACAATAACAGCAACAAGAGGTGTACCAACAGTACCAGGCGAAATCAGATGGTTTCCAATGGCAGCATCTCAAACGTTTAAAAGAGGTCAGTTCTGTTACCTTAATGAATCAGGACTATTAGCAGTATGCGGTTCAGACCCAGGTGGAATAGCAGGTATGGCAGAATGTGATGCAACAGAAGCAAGTGGTGGAGAAGCTGTTACATTAAATGTAGCATGTCCTATTACTTTAGCTAAAAGAGGTCAGCAGTTCACGCTTAATGTAAGTAATGGAGCTTCAACTCTAGCTACTTCTAACGTTCAAGTTGGACACCAGGCAGAGATGTATGTAGCGAGTAACATTTGTTACTGTGATTACGGAAACCAGTCTAATCTTAGACTTGTAGTAGATGATATAGCACCTGACAATACAGTAGGTGACACTTCAGGTAGATTGATATGTGAAGTAATAGGTGATTACGCACAGTTAGCGCAAGGCACCTCATAAGGAGAATATATGAGTGATTCTGTATATAATAGACAGAAGGCGCCATTAGCGCCAACAACAGATAAAGACAGCGTAGGGGGTTTCGCTGACCTCGATAAGCTTTGCTCCAAGTGTGGGGTTAGGGACAACAATGGGCGAATTTGCAAGCATTGTGACCAATGGTTATGTAGAGAGTGTTTTTTTGAGAAGGAACACTACAAAGAATATTTACAGGTCTATGACCTACACAAAGGAGAATAATAATGAGTTTATTAAGAGCAAGTGCTGATGATTTACTGCACGTTGGCTTAGATGAGGTACTCTTTAAGAAATATAAAGAGATTAATCCTGTCTATGCGCAGATATTTGACGTACGTTCATCGGACAGAAAATATGAGAAAATAACTGGTTTCTCAGGGTTCGGAAGTTTGATAGAAAAAGCAGAGGGTGAGACAATTACTTATGACAACCCTTACCAGGGATATGATACGACGTTTACGCACAATACATATGGCCTTGCATTTAGAGTTACTAAAGAAATGCAAAATGATGACCAGTATGATGTTATCAAAAGGATGCCATCTTGTTTAGCAGAAACTGTTATGAGGTATAAAGATACTGTAGCAGCTTCGTTATTTAATGATGGATTTTCTGATACAGGTACTGATTTCATGACAGGTGGAGATGCAGCAGAGTTATTTGATGCTTCTCACCCTTTAACAGGTGGTGGTACATATGAGAACATAATTACAGCAGCTGACTTGAGTGTGTCAAGTTTAGAAGAGGCTTTGTATACAATGAGATTAACAGTAGGTGATAGAAATGAATTGGTTGATTTAGAACCTAAGTATCTTTTGATACCTCCACATTTGGAGAGAGTAGCGCATGAATTGTTAAAATCAACAGGTAGACCAGATACAGCTAATAGAGCTTCTAATTGGTTAGGTACACAGGGGCTTACTCCTATAGTATGGAACAGGTTGACAGATACGGATGCGTGGTTTTTATTAACTGAGAAGTCAAGACACAATCTAATTTTCTACAACAGACAAGAACTTGAAACAGATAGTGACAGGGATTTTAATACAAAAGACCATGTTTATTCTGTAATGACAAGGTTCTCTACTGGTTGGGCAGATTGGAGAGGTGTATTCGGTTCAGCAGGGGCATAATTAATTGGGGAGTGTAGCTGGCCTAAGGGCAAGCCGAATGTGCTTTGGTTAGCACAGCTCCCCTTTTTTAAAAGAGAGGTTAAAAATGGCAGATACACAAGGTAAGTTAGATGCAGGGGTAACAGTAATAGGAAAGGGTGATAATCAGAGTATACTGGTAGTAAATACAGCAACTGTTGAACAAAAACCTTCTATTATATGTTTATATTCCTCTACTGATACAACTGGAGCTAAGACACCTTATTATTTATGGGTAGATAGCACAGGAGATTTAAGGTTACATACATCAATTCCTACTGATGAAGATAGTGATGGTAATGTAGTAGGGGCAATGAGCTAAGAATGAGGGTTCTATTTGTAACAGAACCATATATAATTGAACCATTAGGTTTGGGTTATTTGGCTGCAACATTAAAAAAAGACGGGCATGTCGTAGACCAGCTACGCTACTCCGAAAAAAACTTTCTACATCAAGTTCGGCTTTTTAACCCAAGCATAGTGGCATATTCTGTTACAACAGGTAAAGAGAAGAAGTTCCTTGAAATAAATAGGTTGATAAAGACAAGATTTAATATTTTTTCTGTTTTTGGAGGGTCGCATCCAACATACTTCCCTGAGTTTGAAGCTGAAGAAGGTGTTGATATGATAATAAGGGGTGAAGCAGATAAATCGTTTGTTAATTTCGTTAATAACTATAAATCGTATGAAGAACAGCCAAAGGTTATAGATTTCGACAAGTTAGAGCAAGATTTAGATAGCTTACCTTTCCCAGATAGAAATTTCATGTATAAGTATAAAGAGAATAGAGATAATCCTATAAAGAACGTTATGACAAGCAGAGGTTGTCCGTATGCTTGTCCATATTGC